CTTCTGTTCTGTACTAGCGTCAGGGGACATATACTGTGCAGGAACGTACAGTACGGGAAGACCTTGCAGATCCTTAGCAACACCAGCAGCTTCTAACTCTTCGATACTTGTCAGGTACTTCCAAGGAAGGTACACGTCACGAAGAGGAGATACACCGTAAGGATTATCCGTAGCACGACCTGTAGTAAAGAGCATGACCTTAGAACGAGGAAGAACAACGTCTGTCTTTGCTCGATTAGCAAAACGACTGAAAGGATCTTCAATCTTGCTGATATCTTGCTTTACACCAACGATGTCGTTACCTGTGTTATCGAATACGAACTTGTCAATACTCTCTTGGTTCCGAAGACCTAGCTTCTTGATACCGATACGACCATCGGGATACTGCGAGTTATTACCTTTGCGCTTCTTGTATACCTTTTCGATTACAGAAAAACCAAAGGTGTTCATTGACATGATGTCTTGGATTACATCCGAAAGAGGACGATCCATATCGTTGAACACTTCGCGTACAAACTCAGTCTGCTTCTTTTCCTTAGCGGTAGCATTCTCTGGTTCTACAAAGCGATAGTTAGCCTTAGCAACCATCGTGTTGTACATACTCAAAGCAGCATTAATGCTAGGGTGGTAGGACATTTCTTTGAAGGTCTGTACGTTATGAGGAAAGTTCAACTCGCGTTTAGTTTCCTGCACGGACAGACCTTGGATCAGCTTCTGACCTGAATAACCAATTTCACTTAGGGTAAAACTCTCTGGGGTATCCAAAGGATTACTTGATTTCTTTGTATCTACCAAAGGGTTCTCCTTGTATTTATAAAACTTGATTATAAGGAATGTCAGACTAAGGTGAATCCTTCTACGGACCCGCCTGTACTAATACTGTTCTGCTGAAACCCAAATTGATGCGTACCAGACCCCGTAAGGTCTGTCGGTAGACTAAACGAAGGTAGTTGTAGTTCTTTGTTTAGAACAATCACCGCATCGGAGCACGTATCAACAATATCGTCTTTACGCTTCTTGTCACCGTCGAATATCTCTAGCTCTTCAAAGAAGTCCTTGTTCCAATCTCCTTCGACAACCTGAACAAAGCCAGCTTGAGCCAAGGAACTGAAAGGAGCAAAACGAACCATCTTGCTCTTGACGGGTTTCTGTAGCTTTACAGTAAAACCCATTTCAGCAAGCCTACGAGCTAGGTCACGAGCATACGCACCAGCAGCGGCAGCAGGATCAAGAGGAATACTAATCACAACCTCTTGACCATCTCGGATCGCAGTACGGAAAAGCAAGTCTTCGACCTTGTGAACACGATCACGGATAGACACCATGTCTTCTACTGTATAGACACTCTGCTTATCCTTAGATACAAGCGTTCCTCGTGTCCAGTCAGGATTCGGGTATTGCTCTGAAGGTAGAGACATCGCAAAGTCCCAACACCTTACTCGCTTGATAGCACGAGCATTCGGATACTTCACAATCTCGCACCACTCGCGCTTAAACAACCCCGATGCTTCCGGTCTAGCAAACCAAGACCCAAGCAGGAGTCGTTCCATTTCTACGCGAGGTAGAGACATCAATCGACTGATGTAGTCTGGTTGTGCCTTGAGCAGAGGAGGGTTGTCCCGACAAGTGGCTGGAATGAAAGAGAACGAGCTAATGCCACTCTCCGCGCCAGAACCGTGAACAGCTTCTGCTTCTTCAAGGCTGTTATACCAAAGCATACTGTTGCCTTGACGGAAGAAATATCTCTTATGACCGCTGCGTTCTTGGTATGGAAGACCGGTAGGATCTAGGTAGTAATCCTGAATCCAATGCCTCAAAAAGCTGTTGTAGTCAGGGTTAGTCATCATGAACATCTGCGGTTTGTAGTCTACGTAGGCATTACGCATACGAGACAGCAGATACACAACCATTTCTTCTGTGAAATCAGTTGCTTCATCAAAGATGACTAGGCTGTATTGTCCACCCTTATGGTCATACATATTACTTGCGTGCTGCATGTGACTGAACTTCAACAGAGCACCATTAGGAAAGACAATTTCGTTTTCCCGATGTCGGATACGCAATCCTGTTTTGTAGACGCTTGTATATAGACTTACAGCTTCGTGCCAAATACTACCAGGAGAGGTAATCATTTTGCTGGTACGACGGAAGATTACTCCTGTTGCCCTAGGGTGTTGCATGAACTTTAGAGCGATTAGGAGGGACACGAACGTATTGTGCGTAACGACGAAATTCGACGTGATGAACAGCTTGTCAGGACCAGAGATTGCAATGCAGGTTGCGTAGTCTTGACCGATAGCTTCGATCTTCAGGATGAAGTTATCGACTTCTGGGTACACGTCAAGGTTGTATTCAGGGTCAAGCAACATGCTGAAGTCTTTACCTCGAATCGTCAGACCTGTACCAGAAGCATTCAATCGAGCTAGGAAACCAAGAGAGCGAAAGTCCTGCTGTAGAGCAGGTAGTTCTTCAGCAGGAGCCAGGACAGCCCAATTCGTCAATCCTAGAGGAAAGGCGTGATACAGACTGTCGTTGTCATCCGGATTGCTTGCGTTCTTGAAGTACTTCTTGCAGCGATCAAGAGTCTGTTGGATCGTCGAACCAGGAAGGTCAAGTGCATCAGTGATTGGAATACGAGGTTGATGACCGTCTCGTAGTTTCTCTCGGAGCTGCAAGGTGTTCTGTACGGCAAAGTCGGATTCAATGTCGTATCGCACAGACCACAGATGCTCACCACAAGTATCTACAGTAGAACCATCCCAGAAGGTCACACGATAGATATGCACTAGACCTTGAGGGTAAACACCAACAATCGTTTCCTTGGTGTTATTTGGCGTGATTACAGTATCACCAACAGCGACATCTTCGATATTGCGAAAACCTTGGTCTGTCAGGACTTTCTCACCGTGTCGGAGAGCCTTTCCAGAGTTACCACTGACGTAAACCATCCCAGAGCGACGAACCAGAAGGAATGTGCTCTGTACCGAAAAACAGTACTTATTAGCATTCTTGGTGTATTGCAAGAAGGCATTACACGTCTCAATCGGAACGTACTTTCGACCTTCTTTGGTGAATACGAGGACAAAGCCTGTAAATGACTTTTCCTTCAGACGAGCAAACAATTCTTCAGCAAGAATCGTCTGGATCGTTCCGTTTGGAGTATCAAAATACGCAACACGATGTTCAGCGCTCAGACAGAAGTCAAAGTCATCCGAGACAAAGCGGTAGAACAGTTCACAGGGTTTCTTGATGTATTCAAGAGGTTCTGTAAACAGTACCGTTTCCCGAGTAGGGTTGTATTCAGCAACCAATTCACCCTCTTTGTACTCAGAGAACTTCTTCCAACCTTCAGGAGTAAGGTATTCAGTGTCTTTGTCAAAGCACCCGGCACTTCCTCCAGCTAAGGTAATCGTCGCGTCTGAGTTCAGGAATTGCTCTTGCTTTTTACTAGCAGGGGCGAGTGTCATTACTTCATCAGACAATCTGATTACCTTCTTTCTTTGTATAAGTTAGAGAAGAGTTACCCGGATGGTTAGATCGCAGGTAACTCTGTTGTGCGCTCTACGAGCACCGCTCAGGGGATGGGAATTCAGGTCGAAGCGAGGACCAGGATGTCGTTCGGCGCAAGCGCGCGGTTGTAGAGCCGCACATCGTCCAGACGACCCTGCCAGTTGTTGTTCGCCCCGGAGTTGAATGACCCGATGCTCGTGCCGGCACCGGCCGTGGTCGTCGGGGATCCCGTACGGCGCGCGACCTCGGTCCCGTTCCGGTAGAGGATCTGGAGTCCTTCAGCATCGCGAGTGACGGCCCAGTGCTCCCACACTCCAGCAGCCGGCGTGATCCCCGAGGAAAACAGGCTCGATAGGCCACCGTCAGAGGCCTTCACCATCCCGCCATGAATGCCGAAAACGTGGTCCCCGGTGTCGACCGAAGCGTCGCCACTCAGGATATTGGTGTAGCCAGATGCCGCCTGAGTGCCGTCCCACAGGATCCACGCGGCTTTCGTATAGGCGGGCTGAGGAAGATCGAGCGTCGAAAGATGCACGGCGGTGCGAGTGGCCCCGCCTCCGAAAACGGCGACCTTGCCGCGCACCGCGTCGGTAGCCTGCGTTACCGACGACACGGCAAAGGTCGCGCCGACGTCGTTCGCTCCGAGGTTTGCCGAATCTTCAAAATTCAGCCGCGCCAGCAGGCCGGATGCGGTGTCCCCGGTAACGGCATCGACCTGCAGCGTTTCGCTGACGGTGCTGCCCACGTGATTGATCGCGCGCGCCCTGGCCTCGGCCGCCAGTTCGCCTGGCACGGCATGCGACAGCACCGTGCCAGGCTCCCAGTAGGTGATCGGCAGCCGGACAGTCGTCCAGTCCCCGCCGATCGGCCGGTAATCGACCTCGACCGCGGCGCAATCGGTGGCCGGGATCACGACCGACAGCGTGCGGCCCGCGACGGTGACGGCAGGCGCGGCCGGCGCATCCAGCAGATGGGATCGGGTCAGGGCTTTCCGCGCCCAGCGGCGGCCGGCAATGCGGTACCCGGCGGCTGTGTAATGGACGCTGTTGTTGGCACCAGTCGGACCCGGGACATAGATGCAACGCGGCAGGCGCAGCGGAGCCTCAGCGTGGACCGCGGCAATTACTACCGCAGCGGCGCGCTCGGCCACCCATTCCGGGACCATCCCGCCGACAATGACCACAGCGTCCTGCATGCCCGCGATCGACCGCAGGCCGTTGATCAGCCCATCGAACGCCGCCTGGTACGCGGGGCCGGATACACCCGCCGAGGCGTCGGCCTCGCCCTGCACGATCACGATGTAGCCGATCCGGCTGCCAGGAACATCGGCGAGGAACTGCCGGGCAGTCGACACAGCTTGAGCGCAGAGATCCCCCGCAGGATAGGCCCAGCGACTGCCCACAAGCGCCGTGCCGCCGACAGCGGCGGGGATCAGCACCAGACGACCCGCCTCGGAGCCGAGGACGTTCGCCCACGCCGCAAAGTGGCCGGCTGAGCTAACGCCGAAACTGGCCGACTGCGAATTCGGCCACAGCAGTGGGTTCGAGGCCGGGACGACTTGCCGAGCGTAGGCGGCCGTGCCCGTGCCGTCCGGCGAATACTGCATCACTCCGGTCGGGACATAGTCGAGTCGAGCATCGAAAGCGTTGGCGTCCCAGCCGACGCAGTTCGACTGGCCGATCAGCAGCACCCCGACAGGATTCCCATCCCCCGCCACCGAGGTCAAGTTACCCGTCTTAACGGTCCCGTCCGAATATTCTGCAGTCCAACCGCCGTTGCGTTGGTCAAGATTAAAGTCTGTAATTTCAGGCATATTGCCTCCTTAGATGTAGGGAAGGTTGATTACGGGTAATCCAAAGAAGGAAGACTAGCATCACCAAATGCTGTAAAACCAGAAGGACAAGCGTAGTTCAAGTTAGGGGAATCCGAGTAGATCGTAAAACTACTGTTGTTATAGGAACTACCACCAGAACCCAGACCATAAGCAGCAGGTCGACCATTAACCAAAGTACCAGAAAGAGTAGGTGTTGTACCCAATACAGGATCGCCACCTTTGACCCAAGCACCGCTATTGACAGCAATCCATACTTTTCCTGCGTCAATATCTACAGCAAACCGAACAATGTCGTTCACTAATATGGACACACTAGCGGTGCTTACACTTGTACCCGCTTCGGAACCAAAGAGAGAAGCCTGTGATCCATTTACACGGAAAGAATACCTACCCGATACAGAAGCAGGAACCGTCAACCCTTCAGAGGCCCAACCGTAACTAGCACCGTTACCGGTCTTCGTGCATTTGATTTCGTAGTACCACTTGCCGGATTTACGAGTTCTGTAATGCGCAACAAACATGGTATTGATATAAGCGTTTGATGTACTGGTAGCAGTTCGATCTGAGTTGGTATACGTGATCTTTGTGGTAACGGGAACCTGAGCACCATTCTCAGAAAACCAAGCCTTCGTTTGATCCCAACTAGGAATCGTCTGTGTCAAACCATCGTCACCAAACTGACCTTGCATGATTAGATACAAAGTAGCAGGGAGCATTAAGAAACCCTAGACAAGTAATTAGTTGTGCTGCTGAACCTCGGGATGATGGCTGCTACTTCATACGCTGCAATCGCAAGAGAAGTAGCACCGTCAATCGTTACACCAGAGCAAGATACAGAAGCCGAACCTGTTGTTGGGCCAATCACAATGACACCATTTGTCAGATTAGACGAAGCGTTCAGCGTAAGCACTACACCACTAGCAACTTCAATCGTAGTACCGTTATCGGCAGGTACAAGAGCACGGGACGTAGATACAAGCACTGCCAAATCTCCAGTTATACCAAGGGTTGCTTTCCAGTTTTCAGTTTGAGTAGGCATACGTCAGTCACCCGACTCGTCACCATCAATCACACGAAGACTGAAAACAGGAACGTTTTGTTGTTGAATCTCTTCTGCGGACTCTTCATCTTCACCGTCATACAGATCAAGCACAAGCCTGCGGTAGTTATCCATCAGGATCGTACAAGCCTTGAGACGCGAAGCATCCGCAGCCTTGTCGTTACGCATGATCGAAGCAGCACTGTTAATACTTTCAGCTACATGCGGACGAATCTTACGAAGCAGAAGCAGGAGTTCTTTATCTCGTTGACTGCGTTGTGTAGGACGGACACCCTTGTCTTCTTCACGAGGACGACCGTTGCGATTGATTCGGGGATCACCCTTAGCGAATGTCATAGTCTTCCTTAAAGATCGAATGCGTCTTGACCGTCTCGGTATGCGTCAGAGCGAGAGTCTTCATCATCGTGAATCTTACTCTTCGTCCTACCACTAGGGTTAGCTAGCTCCCATACATCAGCAAGTACATCGTTGTCATCGGTACCGCACAGGTCATCCGTGACACCAGAACATTGCAGACAAGCACCCCATTCTGTATGCAGAGGAGTATGTTTGTACTTGCACTTGCAGTATTTGCAGAGCATTCTAATCCTTTATTTGTATTGTTATTGAGTAGTCCTGGTTACTTGTCCAGGGTTCTATAAGAGCATTAGGATATTCGGAAATATCGAATAACACCAAATAGGACAGGTTTCTTTGTTGTATAGATTCTGCTATTTTCTAATTAGAAACAGTCAAGTTGCGCTTAATACAAACCTTTTATTTCAAGGGAGAAACACGCAGGAATACAACAAAGTTAATCTTTCGTTATATACGTATTATACCAATGTAACAAGGAGATGATACATCTGATAACAATCCAAAGGCGTAAGTACGTACTAACGAAGATCAAGCTGTCTCCGATGTATTAATAAAAGCTATGAAGATCAGCAAGTTACTGCGATTTGCTTATGAAAATTTATTTGCGTCGATACAACCGAATCGCTTGACTTCTGCACTTTGGTATGCTACTCGCGCTACGGGCAGGTACAGACGCAGGTCTATGTTCAGTCGTGATTCTGATGATCTTGCTGGTGCAGAAGCGGAAGTCCAGCAACCAGAAAGTCACCAATGCCTCTAGGAAGCTCTAGAACGTCGTAGGATCGACGAACGCAACCCAAGGGATACACGGGTAGCCTAACGCTAAACAAATCGATCCTAAGCTGTTTAAATCGGTCTACTGAAGCGATACAGGATGTCTAGGTGCAAGAGGTTGTCTTTTACATAGCACACTGATGACAGCTTTGTCAAGAGCTAAAGGACTCTTTTGCAAATAAATCCAAATAAAGTTCAGAAGATGCTCTTTGGACTTGCAGATTAAGGGACACGGGTGCTAGACTAAAGACTATACGACGGGTAATACATAGGTATATACATATGTATAACTATAGTAATTACGCTAGTAAATACTGCTATAAATACCGTAGGTATATACGAGTAGTATTAATTCCTGACGTATATACGTTGGGTATACCTCGGGTATACGTCCGGTATAGCTTTAGTATCGCTAACGCTTACTAAAGCTATTGAAACTGTCGACACGCTAGACGCCTGAAACTGACAAACGATTCTGCTGACGTTTTCAATAAAGAATCTTGATGGTTTCTGTCAGGCCAACTGTCTGTCGGTTTACATTGGAATTCAGCAATCTCCCCTTTTCTCTGAACTCTCTTAAACACGTAGTCAAAGTTAATGAGTGCACGAACTCCCCAAAACCAGTAAGTAAGAAAGAACATACAGACGTATAAACTGACGTAATACATCAGTTAGATACAAAGAATCTATTAGCTTCCAAGCTGTCAAGCACATCGTCTGGTAATACATAAGTATTTAATACAACAATGCTTTATTTCTCTTTACCTGTGTAGGGCCCTCAAGCCGGAAGGCTTTCCTGCGGAAGGCTGGTCTTGCCCTGCGCTGTCATCTGCGGTTTAATGCCCTTCGGGCGGTGAAACTTACGTATAACGCAGGGCGGATACCAGTAAACACGCAGGAATAGCTCTAGAAGGCTCTAGGATCGATTTGTTTGCATGGACTAAGGGAGACGTAGCCACAAGGGCTGATAGAGCCTTGTAGGTCGTTTAAATCGTTCTGTTGTGTAGATGATGTAGAAGAGGTGAAATTGGTCTTCGACAAGTAACACCTAGAGTTATGTAATTACTTGTATAGGTATTAAACGTAATACTCCTGTTTGTACTTTCGTTTAACTAATATCTTTGTGGTATCTCTTGAGTTATTCAGTAAATCTAGTTTCTTTTTGGTATTTGAGTTAGCTATCTCGCTAGCTTGCTTGTCCTTGTTGTATAGATTCTTTGTATCTCTTTGGTATGAACCTCTACGGTGCTATGTCCTTTAGGACGTATCTACGTAGGTATACCCTCAGGATCGTTTAAACAGCCTAGAATCGATTTGTTTAGGTTCAGGCTACCTGTGTATACCTAAGTCTTCATTCGTTCAACCTAAATCTTCCTATGGCCTCCTAGCGGTGTTCACGTATTCCATCAGAAGCACCAATCAACTCTCCAGAACTATTTTCAAAATAAATCGAAAATAATTCATTTAGGACTTGACAATAGGATTTACTTGTGTATACTTAGAGATGTAGCAGAAATTTAAGAGCGTCTTTGACACGTACGTCAACCCTTGCGGTTGCTAACACAACCCCTACGCTCTTTAATACACTTCTCTTAGGTTTCTGCTACACATGGGTAAAGGTAGACGGTAAATGCTGCGGTGGAGACTGCGGAGCTACAAAGTTCTAGGCGACTAGATACCCAACCGTCGTGCGTAAGCAATCCGAGGTCTGAAGCAATTGACCAATAATCCCAACCGACACATACATCGTTGAAGGCAATACAAGTGCAGAACCTGTACAGTAGCTGTTGGATACGATTGGACTCGTTAGGTAAAAGGCGTGCAGTATCGGCTAGGTAACTCCTGGTACAGCATGGGAATACGAGTGGAGACTTCAGGAAAGCGGGTTAATAGCCTGATCATCTTTCTAAGACACAAAGGTTCTATGGCTGCTTTTAGGAATGTACATCCCTTCGGGGAAGATAGAGGCATACTTCTATTTGTACGTTCTCTAAAAGGCCATATTGTGTCTTAGGAAAGTTTTATCCTTAAGTTTTCTTATACTTAGGTACTAAACTTTAGTTATAACAGCATAACTTATACGTATTCCCTTTCGTTATCCAATGAAAGGTATACCGTATATGACTTGCTGATTGATGCACTCGTGAAGCATGCATCCCGCAGGGAAGCCCTACCGGCTTGAGGTACCTACCATGAGCTTAATGAAATATAAGAGTAATAAGGTTATCCATCAGGTATGCATATGGTTTAGCCAGCATTACTACAGCAGGTATGCATTGGTTGTACGGTGGTTTACCTTACGGTTCATCCACTGCTACTACGCTAGTATTTATATGGCTTCTTGCTAGTTGTTCCTGTCATCGTTAATCTACACAGACCCTCTGGTTGTGCTCTTGCTAGTCTTGAGTACTCCAGAGGGTTTTGTCGTTTCTGGCTTGTCTTCTCAAAGACCCTTGAGTCTACTCAGGAATACAACAAGGTCTTGACCTGGGTGTTGGACTCTCGTACATTCTGGGTATCGAAACAGCAAAGCGAAGGAGGATTGATGTATGAGTAATTCCCGAGAAGCAGCACGAGAGTCTTTTCGACGTGTTAACGAAACCTGTCCTGAAGTGCATCGTGCTCTAAACCAAGCATCTGAAATCATCAAAGAGCAGACTGGTGCGTTGCGAGAAGCGTTGGTTGCTGCTATTGAAGACCGTATGAACGCTGATGATCGTATTTCAGAACTAGAGCATGACGTTCGGAATCAGGAAGCTATGATTGAACGCTTAGAAGGACACAATGCCGTTCTTGAGTCAGAGAACAGTATTCTTCAAGACAAGATCTGTAATGCTATTGAAGAGAATCTGGAACAACACCAAGAAATTGCGTATTTGAAGTCGTGCATACGCGATCTTGAAGACGAAATCAGCGACCTCAGAATGGTCTGAAAGGAACACCTTGTACACAATCGACGACTTTATCAACCAATACGGAGATAGACAAGTCCGTCTTGAGAGCGTAGACTTGATGCTGAACAGCGCTACGTTTATGGCAGAACTTACGGATGACATGGGAGACGTTTACATTGGTGACATCACAGCTTGTGTAGAACTATCTGCTCTCAAGCTGTCTCATGGTATTATCCGGGCTTCTGATTCTTGGCTTACTCCTAATGCGTACAGTCTGAAGGATCTTCGACCGAACTACATCGTTGTTCGGGTGTATACCGAAGGTGAGTCTAAGTACAAGGAGTACTTTAGATGAAACATCTAAAACGAAGTATTTCAGCGATGTTTGGAACATCAAAACAGGTTAACAAGGAGGATCTATGTACATAGATATGTCGCACGTACAGAGCATTTCTGTCTGCGTAAAGAGCATCTATCAGTTCTTCTGCGATTACGGATACATAGAGTTCAAGTTCGTTGAATTGGACTGTGAAACAGAAACGCTGGTATTTGTCAATGCTGTACCCTTGCAAGACGAACTACAGATCGAACTGACGTGTCACCTTGAAAGGCTAAAAGGTTTTGGATATGCTATCCATCCTGAACCGTACACGTACAACGTAGCAAGGTTTCATCGGATTGACGCTATCAATGAAATCGGTATGTAGAGGGTGTGAGTACGTTGCTGTGTATAACGATAGGAGGTACGGATGAATCGAATCGCTTTTAGTACTGACAAAGAGAACTGGCATCTTGACTTCGGTTCCATCTACGATATCCTCTGCGAAGAAGGTAGGTGTCAGGTCGGAGAGACTTTCTATACAACAGAATTCAAGAAGGTGCAAGCGAGTGACATCCTGCGTTCTCGATATAGTCTCAACAAGATGTACGAGATTGTCGATTTCGTAAGCGAATCGATTGCAGACGATCTGGATAACGAGTACAGTAGGATCGCTAGTATCTTTGATGACAGCAAGGCGGATGAAGCCAGTACAGAACTACAAGACTTCCTTTGCCAATGGGTTGACAAGTACTGCGACTTGAATTACTACCGGATGGATACTGCTTGTGGTATTCAGGAATGCAAGATTGAACAGGAGGATATTGATGGGCACGATTGCTGATTTCCTTAGAAAATACGATCTATCTCTAGATCAGAAGTGCTTCTGGTTTTCAAGTATCGACCTTATCGAAACTGTAATCGTGTTCAAAGCTGTGTTCGGGTCAGACGTTTGCGAAGTGCGTATAGATCCCGAGTGCATTAGTCATGAGATACATGATGTATATCCAGATACCAAGTTGAGTCTTTGTGTATTGAAACCGGATAAGATCGTTGTTAGTAATTGGAACGATATGACGAGTCATGTTGATGTTGTTGAATACGAAGGGTACTGATTATGCTGACGGGTACGATTGCTGATTTCAAGAATAAATACGATGAGGAAGTTGAAGCGTTTGAGTTGAAGCGCATCGACCTGCACAACAAGGTATTGACTTACCAACAATCCCTTTTTCTAAAAGGTAGCGATAGTTATGTTGCCTATTTCACAGAAGTGCAAACCAAGATCCACAGTGTTCTGATTGATTGTGATTGGTCGTATCACCTGTCTGAACTGCAAGATGACATTATCCGTATCAAGGTTTGGACCGATGAAGGTATTGAGGAGTACAAGGACTGATGCAAACCATCGAAGACTTCAAAGCGCAGCACGAAGGGGTTGACCTGTATTTTCAGTTCGACCGGATCTACTGTAGTACACAAACAGTCATGTACTCTGGTAGCACCAGGAACTCAGACATCTACCTTTTCAGTAATCTAGAGAGTCTAGGTAACAGCTTTCAGTACTTGGATACCGAAGAGTATGTAAGTCTAGAAGAGATTTCTGCATTCAAGATCGAAGTCTGGATGGGTGGTCAGCTTGTTGCGGAGTACGGGAACAATATCGATGAAAAGTTTATCTGATTTCGTAGAAAAATACGGACCTACTTGGTTTGTGTTCTCGCATTACGCCAAGGGTGACTTCATATTTGACGAGTATCGTTTTGACAAGACTGATTCTGGTTCTGAAACCCGAAGTATCCAACTTGTTTGTAAACATTGGGGTTTTGAAAATATGCCGCTTGTTGCAGGTCGGGTGTATCCGTTGTCGGAACTAGATCCGTTCTTCGTCACCGTTCAAGAAGGAACAGAAGTTCAGGCGTATTATCCTTGAGACAGCAGAGGCTTTAAACGACCTGTAATCACTTTGTTTAGTCTAGGTATACCCAAGTAGCCTGAGAGCTTCTGAATCAATCCTAGACGGTTCTAAGGCTTCCTAGAGGCATACACAACATCAAAGAAAGGAATATCTTGAGTTCTTATACAAAGCGTACACAGTACACAGAGCGTACAGCGTACACAGAGCACGATGACGAATACCGCAATGAAGGTTATATGCAAACTGCTCCTATTACCAAGTCTTGTAACAAAACAGAATACTTCCTGAATAACGAGTCAGATCAGTACGTTCTATACAAGTATTCCGAAGCAGGACACTTCGTCTTTGAGAAGGATCGTACAGGTAGACTTGACGCTGGTGATGACGTTCTGGTATACGTCAACCCTAGTAGTCTGAAGGGTCTTCCGATCTTCCCTACTGGTAGCTATTCGCTGCGTACTCTCAACCCTTTCTGTATCGAAGAGTACGTTGGTGAGCAAGGTGCTTATACAGAACATCGTCTGAAGACTGTTTACTTCTTGATGTATTGACGCCCTGACGTAGAATCGGTCCTATACAACCCACAACACCCTAAACCAAGAAGGAGAACCCTTGTACACCCTAGAAAACGATACGCATCAAATCAAAGTCATCGAAGGTAATAGTCTGTATGACTTCCTGAAAGAATCCCAGACCCTGATCCAAGAAGGATACGAGTTTGATTTCGAGACTAATGAAGGTTTCCCCCAACGAATCGGTCTGATCTACGTCAGTCGGATGCTGAAGCCGAAGCCGAAGACCATTGATGAAGTCCCTGTTGCCAATGCAACTGTCGTCGCAGCTAAGAAGACCCGTAGTAAGACCGAATAAAGGAATCAAAGGTATGACTAAGAAAGTCCGAATCGAGAACGCGGATACTACAGAACACAAAGTTCGTGTATTCCTAGAAGACCTGATTGACGGTCAATGGGTTCGTTCTGATATTGCTGTTTACCTTACCGCTCCTTGTACCTTGATGGAGCATTACATCTGGTCTGAACGTCGACTCGTCATTGAAGAAGTCAAGTAACCTTCTCTCCTAAGCCTACCTAATACCAAGTAGGCTGTCTTTTCCTGCATCTAGAAAGGATCTATATGAAGCGTAATAAGAGCAGCACCCGTCGTTCCTTCAAGGAAACCCAAGGTAAAGCTATTCTCGATACCCCGAAGCGCATCTCTTGGCAACAACAGAACGGTATCAATCGTTTCACCTTGACGGAATCCCAAGATACCCTCCGTCGCAAGATCCTGAATAACGACCTTACCTTCTGTGTCGGTCCTGCTGGAACTGGTAAGAGTCTTTCTGTGCTGTATACGTACGTTCAGGAATACCTCAAGGACAGCACCAAGCAGATCATCTTTATTCGTACTCCTGTTGAAGCGGGTATGGATCGGATTGGTTTCCTACCCGATGGTGCTGAACAGAAGCTAGAACCGCACTTTGCCAGCGCCAAGGCTCTACTTGAACAACTACTCAGCAAGGGTAAGGTTGAGACGGATCTTGGTCATCGGATTCACTTCAAGATCCCTAACTTTGCTCTGGGTGCTACCTTTGATAACTCCCTGATCTGTATCGATGAAGCGCAACAGCTTCCTCCGCTGATCCTGAAGCTACTGCTTGAACGCACGGGTATCAACTCTAAGGTTGTCGTCCTGGGTGACAATACGCAGCTATACGTTGATAGCAAGGGTCGTAATGCCCTGCTGGATGCTGTTCCTCGATTCTTTGTTGATGGTCCTTACGGTTGGGAAAGCAAGTATGACAGCATTGTCTATCATGAGTTCGAGGTTGAAGACGTGATGCGTTCTGAGCTTGTTAAGTCTGTTATCCGGGCTTACTCGTGAACTCGTAATCCCTCAGCGCTCAGACGAGTCTTCGCTTGCTCGCATGCACGTACAGGTGAAGACCTTATACACAACAGAAAGGACAAGTATGAAGCGATACAACCAGCTTCCCTCTAAGGCAAATATCCAAGTAGATACCGAGGTTCAACCGAAGTCAATTGAGTTCTTTGTAGAAGAAAAGACTGCTCAATCAGCTACTGTCTACTTCGATGAAGACATCCTGCAACCTTCGTACTACCGCAATCTCTTGCAGTTCATGCGTAGTATGCAAGAACAAGACAGCATTGAATTCGTCATGAATACCGCTGGTGGTCTGATGGATAGTGCTACGGTGATCTGTGGAGCCATGGATGCTTGTAGGGGTGAAGTCCTTGTGACGATTGCCGGTAACTGCACCAGCGCAGGTAGCATGATCGCCCTACGAGCGCCCAACGTTCAGGTTCTACCAGAAGCCTACATGATGGTGCATTGCGCCAGTTACGGTCACGTTGGTAAACAGAGCGAAGTTTACAGTGCTGTGCAGTTCAATACCCAGCACCTCTCCACGTTCATCCGAGAGACATACCAAGGGTTCCTTACGGATGCAGAGATTGATGCTGTCCTAGAAGGTCGTGATATGTACTTCGATGCTGAACAGATCCAAGATCGTCTGCTGAAGCGCGAGGAGTACTTCAAGGATATTGCGAATCAGGGACTGTCGGCACTTCTGGATGCAGAGTCGTCTAAGGATGCTGACGCTGACGATACGGATGAAGTAATGAAGGTTGGTCTGTCGGACTGATACATAGTCCTTGAGCGGACTAACCGCTAGTCCTTAATAGGACCGATACAAAATAGGTAAGACTTTAGAAGACCCTCGGCTTAACCGCCCTGGGTCTTTTTGCTTTTCTTCGTTTGACGAAGAGCTTTTTGTGCTCAAGGAATATCACCTTGAGATTGCCGCATAGACGTTGGTGCTCTGAGGTTCATCCTTTGGGTGTCCAGAGGGTGTACCGCCCCTAGTAGCGTCAGATTACTGGTGTAATCCACCCTAATAGTAATCCACCCCTATTCTACTTAAATATCAAGCAAATATCGAGCATATAACATACTATTTCGTATTTGTCAAGTAATATCGCCCAAATGTCGTCAGATTACTGGTGTAATCCGCCCTGAAATACGCCCAAATATCCAAAATATACGTACTTTGGGTCATTCGGATAGTGATTAACAAGGAAAACAACGCTGTTTTGCAGGTAGATACGGGGTTGATACCGAGATAACTACGGTGATTTAGCATTTGTGCAAGCGTAATGGAAGGGTGGCTTGATAAGTCCCGTCGTACTCCCCGCCCCATTTTGGTGCAATCCTGAAATATCTGCCCGTTTGGTCTGTCCCCATTTATGCGTTTTTCTGCCGATAGAGCCGAAAAGAAAGGCCCGGGGAGTCATTCAGTATACTGAATGTGCCCATGACAAAGGACCGAGGGAGTTACCCGCCCGGTCCTATGTTGTTGATTCTATGGGGTTTATTCTCCCCGGAGTTCCGCCTCCAATTCCGCCAGGATGTCCAGCATATCCCGTGCGATGGCATAGTGTCGGGCTGCGCGCTTCTGCCAAACCTTCAGACGAACATCAGCCCCGAACCGGTCGGACCAATCCGTACTCATGTTAACTGCGTGATCTGCGGCGCTGCGTTGTGCATCGATGACAAACCATTGCAATTGGACAAGGGCCACGGCCGGGCTTGCCGACGTATCGAAGGCAAATTGCACCATACCCGCCACCGTCCAGCCCGAACCCGCGTTTTTGCGGGCGTCCTTATAGAGTTCGATCTTGAGGTTATATGCCACGGTTCTTCCCTTTAACTTTCGCTTAACCTAACCAGTCTTACCGACCCAGCACAGCCCGGACAATCCGAACGATGACACCCGGGCGCTTAGCCCGGATAACCCGGGTCTTGCCCTTGGACGGACCGAGGACACGGGTCCAGTCGTTGGCTTCACCCTTGGTGGCCAGGGCCACATTCGCGGCATATTCAGATCGGGTCATGGTGCGTATCCGTTTGGTTCGTTGAATCGATGACGCTAGTCTAGCATCAACCCCACGCACCTGACAAGCTAGAAACACGGACAACCCTATCCCTAAGACTAGGGATAAACCCTAGGGCAATCCGCCCGGGAAACTTGAGTGTTTCACGTGAAACAGCCTAACCGATCCGTGCCAGCACTAGAGCAACCCGTACAGCTTCCTTCGCCTTAGCTAGTGCCTCAAGCCCTGTGACCCTGTCGCCTGTTCCTGCTGCTGATTCAGCCCGATCAAGCGCTAGCGTAGCCCGAGCATAGGATAGGGTACGTCGTCGATCTATGGGGACACCTGCCAGGGCATCCCGTAGTGAATCGATGCGATAGGCAAGATCCAGTGTCTCGATACAAAGACCAGAAAGCATGAAAGCCCCTAGCAGGTTGTGCGTAGGGGCTAGTCTAGGTCAGACGACCGGACGTGTCTGTGACGGAGTAACGGAGTGCTTTAGTAACGAGTTGCGTTGTCACGCGTTTGGACGCTCCGGGTGTTCTGCAAAGAATTGATCCCTGCACCAGTCGCAAGCGTTGCAATCGCTGCAGTACGCACAACCGCATTCATTAAACCCGCACGAACAACAACCGGTTGCATCCGGGTCACATGTGCAGTTCGCAGCATGTTCTATATCGGGTAATCGGGTGAAAAGCCTGCGGGTGTGTGGTCGCAGTCGATTCGAATTAGATCGCATAGATTCAGGGTTTGCAGTTTGCGGGTTAGTCTTTGATAGTCTGTGCTTTAGTACCGGAGCGCTTTAGTACCGGGCTTGTTACGTCAGAAACCCAGCTCTTCCAGCTCTTGCAGAAGCAATATACCGCGTGCCGATACCCTGCCCGATTGTTCAAGCGCCTTTAACTTTTGATATTCCGCCCGGGGCGGACGTGCCATGTCAGAAGCTTCGATTTGCAGATTAACCACGGCCTGTAACCTAGAACCCGCGCGGGTGAATTGTTGTCCACCGTCTGGGCATTGTGCGCAATATAAGGGCTCATCGTGCCCCCAGTACGCGCCACCGTCATCGTATCCCCCAGAATCCAGACGCACCTTGAACAATCGCACGGGTGAACCTAGCGGGCGTTCGTGTCGTCCCATGGGTGCACCATAAGTGGAATTCACAATCGGAAATTGACGCGACATATTTACTCTTTCAGATATTGCGGTTTGCGGGTTAGTCTTTGATGATCCGGTTTGTATCAAGCCCCGTTACCCTTGCCAGAATCCAGCCTAAGGCAGCAATGACAAACCCTGCACCAAACCCTAGGACTAGCAGGACAAGGGGGACAAGGGGCCAGAATACCGGGTTTGTGATGATGTCTTGAAGGGTTTGCGTCAATACGAACCCCCTTCGACAATCAAACCCCTTTCTGCGTAGTCAGCCCAGCACTGTACGCGCATGTAAAGCCCTGACCATACGATTGTGCTAGTGTAAGAATCCCCAGTATTTGCATAATAAACGCAGTTCCCGTTGCGCTTGTGTTTTCCGAGGTATTCAACCCCGTGCGCGCCGATGATGCGATTAATACATTCTCGCGCGATCAATCGGTTAGTGCAGTGCTTCCAGATATACCGCACTAATTGTGCATCATCTTCTGTAACATCTTTAATTGACAGTAAGGATTTAATACTACAGTTTTTTCGTTGGTATATCTCAACGTGGGTCAATCTGCACACAAGATTATTCGTTTTGATAACCTCAAACATCAAGGCGATAGCCTTAGCGTCAATCGTTTCTTGGTCCAGCATATTAGCCCCCTTCGTTGTCATCGGTAGATTCTTCGCCATCAGTCCACGCATCCAAACGAACCCAGCATTCAAACTTGATATAGAACTGTGAATTTTCCGTTTTGCGGAAAACGACAGAACTACACTTCGGGTTATTGAATGCTTCTTTCTGGATCTTGTGCGGGTCATCTGTTTGTCCGTGGTGCCAGCCTGATTCAAGGTCACCTGAAAGCATTTCATAACCCGCATCCATTAAATCCTGCTGGGTAATCCAATCCGGTAGGATCCCGTTGACGTCCTGCGGATGTTCGGATTGCAAAGCATCGATGATGTCTGCGGGATCATCGTCACGGGTCAGATATTCACCATAGCTAGCATCCCAGACAATCGACGGTTGCCACGAATAACAATCCGGCTCCGTGCGCCATGCTTTGGCTTTTCCGCTGTGATAGGTCACAACCCATTCATCTGACCATTCCAGTTCAAACCCGCAATCCTCAAGCCACGATTGCAAGCCACGCGGGAAATGATTCCAGTTTGCCAGCAAAATCCCACGGTTACTTGCGGGATCGGTATAACCGGGTTCTCCGTAGCATTCCGCAAATTCTACGTGTTCGTTATGCTTTTCACCTTTCAGCAGGTAATCAAGGGTTGTGCTGATTTTGGCTTGGTTGTGATATTTGGACATATTGGATTATCCGTAACTTGAGGGTTTCAGGCTTGAGGGTATTAGATCCAGCTGTGTGACAACGCATATCCTCCGTCAGTATCCCACCCGCTGCGGTCGCAATTTCTACCCTTCTTGAATTCAAACCCCCTTTGAATCAGCATCTTTGCATCTGCTGCGGATTTTGCGACCCTGTGCGCCTTGTTTCTGGGTTTGCTTGCGGGCCTTGTCCCGAGCTTTCCGGGCTTGTTCTTCGAGGATGTCATCGGGGTGGCGGATGTCTTGCAGCATGGTGTTTTCCTAGGTATCTCTCAGGTTAGAAACGCGGGTTAATCTCAGTCGTCGGGATTCTCAGTTTCCACCGATTCAAACCAATCAAAACCCGCAGATTCTGCGGATTCTCGGTTTTCGTATAGATCGGTATCTATCCCGCGCGGTACCCCGTACAGATACCGCTTCAGTAAATACGTGTCCGATGTGATACGGAAAACCCGCGCGACTGCACCGGGATACGTGTCCGATTGCAGTCTAGTGACTTGTTTCATACGATTGTCCTATAGGACGTGGCAAAGACTAATTGAATGACCCGGGTTTATCGGATCATCGGGTTAGGCTTCCACCTAATAAGCGAAGTAAACCCACGGTCAGATTCAGGCATCCCGCCGATTCTTCCGTATCCGGTCCTTCACTACTTGGCTTTGTCGTCTCTAGGGTATGCATCCCGCATGCCTGAGACTGCCAAGGGTTTTAACGTCTTTTTTTGACCTGACGGATTAGAGCTGATTGTTAAAGATCTGGCCGTTTGGTTTCCCGTCTGGCTTCGCAGCGCTTGTTTTGCTGCGATGTCGATAATGTATGGGGTGAATGCCCTACTCGTAACCCCCTCACTCTAGGGGTGTAGGCTGGCACGGTACTTGACGCTATAGATTTAGCATTTTCGCCTACGCCTAACTTATTAGGTGCGCGCCCGTAGGTGCGTGAGTGCACCCGCACGCAACTAGCACACTTCGATAGGTTTGTGCGCAGGTTTTACGATTTATCCGCAGGTCGCACGGATTCTGTAAAACATCAGGGAACAGTGCTCTAGCTGGTGCTGGTCATTCCGATCCTGCCCGATGCGCGCAGCCGCGCCGATCCAGCGCCTAACCCAGGGTGGAAACCCGCAACTGCACCAACGACAACATTTGCATCAAAGACGGTCTCAATCTGAGCATGTATTTGTTCTGTCAGAAGCTATACCCCGGCACGACTTTTTATATCAAAATTTGAAAAGCAAAATCCTATAGGCTAGCGCATGTACAGCCGCAACGAAACCCTTTGCGCAAACAGAAAAGCCTCCCTCGGGAGGCTAAGGGTTCTTGCTGCGATTCCGTCAGAGATTACGAATCGTCTTCTTGATCTGGATTTCGATCTGGACCTGGGTGCAGCCGTGAAGGGTTGCTTGCTTGCTCTTCACGTGGGTACCGTCAACGGAGACAGCAGCAGCATCATCGTATTTGTTCACGATGAACAGTTTACCGAACTTATCCAGAACAGCAGTCCCATCAGGCAGATCACCCCAGTTGTAATATTCTTGCTTTTCCTGCGGTTCTTCGTTGCGCAGATCGGTGATGATGGTGGTGTTTTGCATGCTTTGCTCCTTGGGTTGGTTGATAACAGCTTCGGGTTCAGAGATACAGCGGATCAGATCGTGCTCGCTCACATTCGTCTCACCCCGAAAGTAAACTCCATTTGCGTGATATTGACTATCTACTTCGTCACCTTGTTCATTCGTACGGATACCCTGTATGGGCTGGACAGCACCCTCTTCAAAACCATCAATCACGACTTCTTGACCATGACCCGTGATCCAAATCTGACCAACCTTGACTTCAGCACCATTGATGATGTAGCGTATGTGCTTCCTTTCGTTTGTCAGTCACCTGACTCGTTGTTTAACCTACTTGTCCGTTTGCCTTCAGACCAATCTCTGATCCGATGTGCGTATCTTACTTCAGATCACCTTTGATTGTCTATTCCTGATCTTCCTGAAGGGTCTTTACCTTCTTTCGGTTCTTCCTGTGCCGATTCAGGTACTTGCGCAAGGTCATATTCTCCTTGTCTTCATCATCAAAAGCAAGGGACATGAAGCAGTACCAAGTGAAGACATCTTCTTTGCTGAAGGCACTGGCTTGATCGAAAGCACCGTTCCAACGCTGTAGCTCATCATACGTACTTTGCTCTAGCAGAACATCAAGCTGGTTGTCAGACAGATGCTTGTCATGCAGAAGATTAGTAGGCCACAGATCCAGCAAGCAAGCAGAAGACCACCAGGATCGTCCTTGTGCTCTGTACTTCAGCTTGAACTCACGGTGGATCTTCGGGGTCGTACGTCTGCGATTAGCTCTGCTAGGAGCGTTGTCGTATTGCTTCTGCTTAGTCTTAGGTTTGCGTCGTTTGGTATTCTTGGGTGCTTTGACGGGTGATTCTGGATTCATGCTGCTTCAGGAGGATTTCCGAAATCTTCTTGAAATTTGTACAAAATTAAAAGTAACCTCGGAAATCTCTACAAAATTATTCCAGGATCTGGAGCTTGACCTTGATGATTTTGTTGGTCTCATCAAAGTCACAATCTTTCAGACGCACAGCGTCTCCGGTAAGACTATACGCAGCGTAGATACCAACCTTGTTCACAATGTAAACAACACCGTAGGAACATTGCACAAACGTCCCGTCAGGCAGATCACCCCAAGTCTTGTATTGCGGTTCTTCTGCCGTCTTACGCAGGTCTTCGATTTGGAGGTTCGGGGTTTGAGTCGTTTGGTTTTGCACGCTTTACTCCTTGGATCGGTCGATTACGTCTTGCACCAGCATGTGCATATTTCGTGCGTTTTCAGGTTCAGCACGAAAGGCATAGCCCTCAGCAGTACGAGTGACCCCACCCAGGTGCGATCCGCAGTTGTCAATTTCTTGAAGGAGAATGGGGTAAGTTTCACCAGCGTAAGTGTAATTAACGTCTTCGACCACAAAACGATGACCGCTCTTGCTTTCCCAAACTTGACCGACCTTAACTTCAGTGCCGTTGATGATGTATTGCATGTGCTTCCTTTCGTTTGCTTTCACAAGTCGGTTTGTCCGACTCGCTTTGCTGTTTCAACAAGAAGGAGTCTATCTCAAAATCCTAAGACTTTCAGAAAGACCCTTGAAATTATTCAGGATTGGTCAACCCTTGACTTCTTCAACGAAGATGCAAAGGTCACCAAGCAAGAATTCACCATCAAGGTTCACATGAAGGGTTTCATCGTATCCATCTTCGCCTTCAAAACCCAGCATTACAGGATATGCACCCTGAACATTCGTAAGAAGAACCGTATAGACAAACCCGTCTGTGTCCTTGTACTTACGACCGACTTCAGGAATGAAGACAAAAGGCTTGACTTCGATGAGGTCGTTTTGACTTTCTTCATTTACGAGCCACAACCCCTCAGCATTGAAGGCTTCAATAGCTTCATACTCTTCGTGAGTGTTAGCGTTGGTACGTGTCAACACAGCAGCAACCGAATAAACAGTGTTCTTCATATCCACACACAGAACACGAACGTTCTTACCACCCCGAGTCTTGTATTGCTTGTCCATACTGATCTTTTGCATTTGATTTCCTTTCAAACCTTGTTTCGATGGATAAGAGTCTAACCGATTTCCAGACTCTTCTACAAATCCCTACAAGATTACTTTGTCTTTACCTTGCTTCTGATCCAAGTCATCAGCACAGCACCCATCATCACCAACCAAAGCGAATCCGGTTCAGGAACAGCACGACTCCGCAAGACAGTCTTCTGCGGCACTTCAATGCGCCTTTCAGTCACCTGCTGACGAATCTCCCTGAACTCGTAATCAATCGGATCAACACGAGCAATGTTCCCACAGATAGAAGGGATCGCAAAGCAGTACGTCTGACGAACAGGAGGGGCGCCATCAAGACCCGGGTGGTTAGGTGAGTACGTCTTCGTTTCGCAGTACACCAAAGCACTCTGAGGTTCCTTGAGCTTGTTGTATCGGACTTCAGAGCACATCTTGTCAGCACCAAAGACCATATCACGAAGGCGTTCATACGAACCTTGACCTTTGATGCTTCCGTCAGCCCTGATCTTGACGGCATCTTCGTATTCGTGATTCAGGATACGAGCGTACAGCTTGTCTTGGATGTCTTCAGGGATGTCTTTGTGTTGGTACACAACCATTGCCGTCAGACCGGTAAAGCGATCTTGACCAGGGTTGTTCCAATCGCAGGAGTCGAAGTAGATCAAGGTGTTCCTTTACTATAAAGTACAAAGACCCTGAGTCTAGCCGAAGCCGAACCCAGGGTCAATAACAAGTGTTGTGTCAGGTCAGGACATCAACCTTGACAATCTTTCCGTCTTCGTAGAAGAAGTGCAGGATTTGTTGACCTTCTCGCATAGCATCTCGCGCACCTTCTTCGCTGATGAATTCTTCATCGATGTTAGTGCTCCAACCTGAACAAAAACGCGCATCCTGCACGTTCACCACAACAAACCCTTCATCCTTCCTACTGCTGTACTTCAGAGTATTCATCGGGTTGATCTTCGCAACACCGTACGGATCCCACACTTCGTATTCAACCTTAGCATTGCGAGCGCAAGAACCCGAGAAACCTTCAGGAGAGTGCAGAGTGAAGAACGCACAAGTCAGACCATCTTGAGTTTCAACAGCACGAGTGAGAACGATAGGTTCTTGTTGGTTGACATCTTGAACCAATATGAACAGATCGTGCGGACTCAGATTGTCGTACCAGAAAACACCATTGTTAAACCAAGTGTTCTCTTCGTCTTTTTCCC